TCGTCTGTCCGTTCATCACCAGATCCACGTGATCAATCATGTTGTACCCGATGTTTTCGATCCACTGAAACTCATATCCAAGAGCATTCGCACCTTCTGTGGTCTGGTATCCAGAGGGAAGATTTCCAACACCAACAACTTTGAGGGGTGACCAGATGTCTGGTAGAGTAAGAATCAGATACGTATCGTGAAGAAGTTGCGCAAATCGATCCACGCGACAGGACAGTGTCCTCGTCTGTGTTGTGGAAAACTCTAGGTTTGAACTCGTGAACGACATACGAATGGATTCCATGGCAAAGTTCGTATGACGCCGATATACTGCCCGAAAATGAGTCATGGAAGGATTTCCATTGACTAATTCATTTTGAGCGCCCACGCCGACCAGTTGAATCAAACCACCGGGCATTTGTATTACTGTCTTAACTATTTTCTTCTATCAAAGCGAGAAAGCGTATATAAATTGCAAGACCGGTTAATCCTAAGATGCACTGGACACAAACCGGGATGGGAGACTCCATACTTTTATCCAACAATTCCTGCATGGATGCTAAGGGGCAGAAGACGGGTCTTGTGTATGTCCTTGGTGTTCACAACTGTAAAGGTACCCGGAGCACCACTAGACGCCTCACAGGTGGTACAAAAATTGGTATACCTCGCAGTTCCTGGAACGGATCCCCAAGCAGATGCTGTGGGGGCGATAAATCGCTGACGTGTCGTCGCAGTGTTCGCAACAACGGACAGATAGATACTCGGGCGCTCCTGTTCCCGAGGGATAGGGGTGCTGTAAAACGTGGAGGCAATGATTTGACGCTTGCGCATCGTAAGATAATCCTGTGCGGAATTCACCTGCATTGTTTTATGGAGACATGTTATTTATAGATGAGGGTTCTAAAGTATACAAATGCGATTTGTCCTCGTGAGCACGCACACTGATCAGACGATTGGTTACTCAAAGGTCGCATACAATCTTCTCAAGCAACTGGCAACTCTCGCCCCTCGTGTCAAGACTTTCCACTTTGGATTTCAGCGCCATCCGAGCGCAGGTGGAATGCGCAAACTCCCGTCTGGAATCATTCAGTACGATGCGGCGGCAAATGAGGATCCGAAGGAGGAGGGATTCGGATTCAACAAGATCAACGAGTACCTGGATATGGTGAATCCGGACGTCGTGATGATCTATAACGACCCTCTTATTGTGAACAAGTTCATTGAGGCAATGAAGCACGATAGGAATACTGCCCAGTACAGACTCTGGGTGTATCTGGATCAGGTCTACGAGGGAATTCCCCAACCCCTGGTTGAAAACATTCGCACGCATGCGGATCGTGTGTATTGTTTCACCGATATCTGGCGTCAGCGTCTTACCAAGTACGGATCGTTCCCCGATCTTCGTGTTCTCGAACATGCGGTAGATGCAAGTGTGTTCCACAAACTCCCAACGGATGTTCGCATCACAGTACGTAAGTCAATGAACATCCCCGCCAATGCCACGGTGTTTCTCAACGCGAATCGTAACAGTCAGCGCAAGCGACTTGATCTTACGATCCAGGGATTCGTTCGCTATCTCAAGAAGAATGAGAACGCCTATCTCGTCCTCGTGACTGGAGTGAACCCGCAGGCAGGAGCGTATTACGATGTTCAGCGAATCTTCCTGCGTGAACTTGAACTGCAGGGGCTTTCTGAACTCATGTTTACTCGTCTCGTTCTCGTGGACACGTCGCAGAACATGATCTCCGACGAAGGAATTAACCAACTCTACACTGCATCAGATATTGGTATCAATACGTCTGATGGAGAGGGATTCGGTCTCTGTCAGTTGGAGCACCTCTATACAGGCGCGCCTCAGATTGTGACGGATGTTGGAAGTTACCGCACGTTTCTAGATGAGACGGTAGCAACCATTGTTCCAAAGAAGTTTGATACCTATTTCGCAGGAACTATGCCAATGGGTAGTTGGTCTCCGATGTTTTCTCCGGAGGATCTCTGTTCTGCTATGGAGGTCACTGTCGCGAGCCTCGCAGAGATGAAGACGGCAGCAGAGAAGTATACGTTCAAGACTTGGTCTGCGGTGTGTGATAATTGGCTGGAGGATGTCCTGGAGGTTTAAACAAGAATCCACTTGATTTGGGTTGGTGCCGTACGAACACCGACTCGTAATAAGCGATTGTTATCCTCAAACGCTTGGTTATCAAAGAGGTCGCCCGTTGTGGGGTCAAAGTAGAAGACGATTCCTTTCACAGAGACCTTCTGAAGACGACGATGACGTTTCACCGTGTTCCTGCGCACGGTTTCGTCTGTATCTTCCGTTCCGATACTCGGTTTGAATGCAAGGTCTTCGTTCGTAGATGTGCTATCAAAGCGCATGCAAGAGGTAACAGGTTGGTCGCGACTATGAAGTTTCCGATGAACTTCGCAGTCGACGGCAGATTGTTTCAGAATGTTGGAAATCCGTTTGTTCACCACTTCCTTCTCGTAGGAAATCTCATAGAGATACTCGTCTGTGGACATGAAGGTTTCCACAGGATCCTTCTCATACTGCTTCATCACCATATCGGTACGGCGAACAGCAACGACGTTACTCGCTTCCTCGGTGGACTTTGCCTGTGTATCGGTAAAGACACTCACATAGAAACTCACGCGCACTGTACGCTCTTCCATTGGCAGTCCTGCATGAGAGCAGATACGAACGGCACGTCCAATGACCTGTTCGTGACGAGCAGGATTCCAGTGGGGTTCCATGATGTGAACGTGACGGACATTCAGAAGCGTGATACCTTCTGCTCCCGCTGACGATGCCATGAAGAGACACAGGAGTTTCTTGGGAAGAGACTCTACCGCATCTTTGAGGGAAGGAGGAAATCCAGGTTCGTACTGACCATTGAAAATCTGACGAAGCAGTTCACGCTCCACATCATTCTCACCCGTCCCTCCAACGAACATGGCATATGCAGGTTTCTCGGGGTTCATTTCACCATCCACCGTCCACTGACCCGTGTCTCCCTTCTTAATCCGGAATCGCTGCCATCCACTGTGGTCCAGAATTGCGCTCATTAACCCAAGACCTTCGAGCGATTGGTACTGCGAATACAGGAACTGATTCTTCCATTTGTCTGCGTTGATACTTTTGAGGATTTCCAACATCTTCGGACTGAACTGTTTCAATGCCTCTTCGGATAGATACCGGTCGGGTTCTGCACGCAGTTTCTCCAGAATGAGTTCTTTGGACTTTGTCAGGATGCTTGAGTAGACGGACTTGCTCAGTTTCTCGCCTTCTTTTAGGGTTTCAACATACTCCGCCTTTGCCTCCTCTTTTGCAAACGCACGCATGTCGGGAGGAATCGCATAGTTACATGCTAACCGAGAGTTCACGCGATAGGACTTCATTTCATTGTCGGATGTCCCAATGGTTGCCTTCTTCTTGTTTGCCTTGATTTCGTCGAATCGAGCAGTCAGATAGAAGTTGAATTGTTGACTGGACATCTCCACCTTGTGAAGCATCTTGTCTGTATCCACGACCTTGGGAAGCATGCGGTCATCGGCACCCTTGAAGTAAGAAACCAATCCCTGGATACGCCGAGAGAGCATCCCTGGGTTTTTGATCTGGAGTCCTTCCAGGAACGTCGCAGCAAACTCTTCAAAGTCTGTCGGCAGACATTCCAGTTTCTCTACCGTTGTACGCTCTGCTGCAAGTTCCGCACCACCGACCCCCGTTTCAAATTCCGACTTCCAACTGTTCACCCAGTCGACTGCGAGTTCTATGTGCGGCATGTCCGGCGTGTACTGAACCGCAATTCGTTCACCGTTCTCGTTGTAGACGGTACGGAACTTCTGAGGGTTGCGAGTCACGAGCAAGTACTTCTTCAGTGAATTGAACTCAATTGTATCAATATCGGGGATCGCACGCAACACATTCTTCATCTTCTCTTCGTCCCACGTCACGATAGACTTGACGGGAATCACATACCGTTCAATCGGACCACGGAGAAGGTTCATCAGGTACGCGATTTCGTTGGGACGGTTGATGACGGGCGTACCGGAGAGGGCGACCACTTTGCAGTTAGTTGCCGTGTAGAGTCGCTCGTAGAGTTTTCCTGCAATTTCGGATTCGTTGATGACTCGCGAGATGAAGTTGTGGACCTCATCAATGATAACAACGCTGTCCGAATACGGATTAGTGCCATCCTCAGGGACATACTTTGCTATGTTGCTAGAGGACAATCCATTGTAACTAATGAAATTGAAACGGCGTTTAATGACGTCCTCGAACTGAGCAGCAATGATGTCCTTTTCAGACTTGGAGAGTTTGGTGTAGTTCGGTTCTTCCCCAGGAACAGACACAAAAAACCCATTGGTCTTGTCCAAGAACGCCTCCGAGATCCCCAGTGCCTTTGCCACGTCACGCGACTCGTCGTTGAGCGCCTGTTTCCGCCAGTGATGATCATACATATAGATGGGCGCACCACAGGTCTGGATCTCGTTCACATAGTTCTGCTTCAGAGATGCAGGCAAAAAGACGTAAATGTTCTTTGTCGTGAGAAGGGACTCGCCTACCGCAATAGAAGAACATGTCTTTCCGGAACCGAGACCATGGTACAAAAGAAGACCGCGATACGGAGTCTCCATGGAGAGATAATCGCGAACGATTTTCTGATGCGGAAGCAGTTCACGAGTCCCCGTTCTTCTTTCAAGACAAACGTCTATCGCCTTATCCTCTTCTGTTTCGGGGGGAACCTTGTATTTTAAAAACATTCGTGCTACGGAATCTGCGAATGCCTTACGATTCGGTAGGATATAAGGTCTTGCCATTGTTTCTCCCTAGGATTTATAATGGAACCCTTCACACGGAAAAATCATCGTATGTGGATGGTCACGTTCTATCTGTTTTTGACTGCTGCCTTCCTGTACCTCAAGCCCAGCATTGCCTTTGGGCGTGAGGGACGGATTCGTCCGTTTGGAACACAGGATCGCGAGTCCACCGTGTTCCCTCTTTGGTGGTGGATCTTTGTGATCTCTGTAGTTTCGTACTGTATTATGATCTACTTTGCGGGGTTCCGTATTTGATCACTCCGTCTCAAATGTCTCTGCGACGGAATGAAGTTGATTGAGCATTCCCATACGCTCTACATGATGAGGACGGATGAGCGCCTGTGCCTCTGGAAATGTCTTCCACGCAATTCCCGAAATCTCTCGGCGTTGCATGGCAGTGAACCGTTGGGTTAGGTTGATCATCTCAGGGTGCTTGAGGAGTGCGATGAAGTAGATGTGCTTGTATCGAATTCCATTGAGTCCTGTGAAGGTCTCTTCGAGAACCAGGTTGTTGAGAAGAATATATGCCTCGCGTGGAATATTGGTCTCCTCATTGAACTCTCGCACCGCACATGCTAGATCTGTTTCCCCTCGCATACGTCGTCCCTTTGGAAATCCCCATTCCGGTTCCGTGTATTCAGACAGGTTGTCGCGCATAAGAGTGGCACGATCCAGTGCATAGAACCGATCACGAGATGCAGGGAAGTCAGAGGAAGACCGATCGTCACCCCAGAGGTTCTTCCAGAGTGTTTCAAACGATTCTGTGACCACAAGTGCCTGTTCCTTCAGAGTCATGTTCTTGATAAGAGTAGACACGTATGGAATATCTTTGGGGTCATACTTTCCTCGCATAAACTCCGCGAAACTCATACTGTCCTTGCGGCGAATCATCAGAATACTCGTCGCATTCCAGTCTACAGGCATCTTGGATGAATTGAGAAGTAGAATCCCGCACGAAAGTACGGGATCTTTACAGGTACGAAACAGATGACCCTTTCCACCACAATTATTACAGTACATCACAGTTGTTTGCTGTTGTTTTTGCGGAACCGTTGTCCGTTTTTCCATTGTATACGATACGCTGTTCCTAAGAAAGTTCCTTCCTAAACATAAATGGGAAACGCAGTCAGTTTATTCGGACCGAAATCTCCGACTCCCGCACCGGCACCTGCGCCGGCACCTGCTCCTGCTCCTGCACTTGCTTCGTCTTCGTCGACCTCTTCTGGAATTGGAAGGACTGCAACAAGACTGGTCAGTGGGGTAGGAGGAACCGTGATGGCGATCGTCGGAGGTATAGTTCTACTCATTGTAGGAATTACGTTCTATGACTATCTTCGCAAGCAGAAGGGTCAGTCGTCTATTTTCACGGGATTAGGTGGATCGGGAGATGTAACTCCGACACCCGTGGACGGAAGTAAGAAACGGGTGATTTCCGCCTCGGATGCCCCTGCCGGAAACGGAACGGACTATGGAGTGCAGTTCTGGATGTTCATCAAGGACTGGGACTACCGCTTCTCGCAGGAGAAGGAAATCGTGAAGCGGATCGCGTCTACGGGAACGGATTCTAGTCCGTACATCACGCTTCACCCGACGGACAACACACTCCAGGTTCGTGTTGCCATCTACCCGAACACTCCGGGATCGGGCGCCGCTGCTGCTCCCACAACAAGCAGCACAGGAGATTCGTTCACGTGCACGGTAGAGAACGTTCCTCTCCAGTCCTGGTTCTCTGTGTCCGTGACCGTTTTCCAGCGCAACCTGGATATCTACATCAACGGACGCCTCGTGAAGTCTTGTGTGCTCCCCGGAGTTCCCAAACCCATCATCGGTGATATGGTCATCGGCGACAATGGTGGATTCTCTGGATCTGTGTGCAACCTCCATACCTATATCAATGCACTGACTCCCGATGACGCGAAGGCGTTCTTTGCTGCTGGTACCAATTGCCAGGCACCTACTCCCAAGACGAGCACTGTTGACCAGGACTCCATTTTCATCACCCTGTTTGGATACACGTTCCGATTCAGTACGCTTGACAAGGGTGGAAAGGAATTAAGCAGTTACACTCTCTAAAAAGTATATATGAAGATTCTTCTGAAGTGTCCGACTCGGTCTCGCCCGGAGCGAGTCCGTAAGACGCTGTCTACCTATCTCCGGTTTGCCAATCATCCGGAGAATATCGGTGTCGCAGTCTCCTGTGACACAGATGACCAAACCATGCAGGATACATCCGAACTCAGACGGGTCCTGTCTGGATTTGCTTGGCACCAGGTGTATTACAGTCCGAACAAGTCCAAGATTGAAGCGTGTAATGCGAATATGAATGAGATCACGTATGACTGGGATATCGTGGTTCTCGTGTCAGATGACATGATTCCCCAGATCCGCGGATACGACGATGTCATTCGCAACGAGTTTCTTGCGGGGTTCCCGGACCGCAATGGAATCCTCTGGCCCAATGACGGATGTCAGGGCGAGAAACTCAATACGCTCTGTATCTTTGGACGTGAGTTCTATGAGAAGCAGGGATTCATCTACAACCCTGCCTACAAGAGTCTCTTCTGTGACACGGAACTCACGGATCAATGCCGCAAGGAATACAAGTCAATCTGTAGGTATGTTCCCTATTGTATTATCCGTCACGAGCATCCCG